TGTTGTTTTTAAAACTATCTTAGACATTGTCCCCGCCGACATATTCCCAACTCGTTTTAATTCTATTATATTTGTTTTTATTTGAAGATATTCCTGTATGTGATGAATATCTGCCATAATTTTTGAGAACCCAATTTTTGGATTTTGTGCGTCTTGCGATAAACGCAGGATTGTTTGTCACTGATACATATCTATAACCGTTTTCCACATACATTTTCGCTATTTCGTCGCTAAACGCAGACCCAATCCCAACACCTTGATAATCTGGTAACACAACTGTTCTGTGTTCTTTTCTCATATTTTTTACGCCAATCATTGGAAGCACTGCGGTGAACACTATTGGTTTGCCTTTATAATAGCCAACATATTGCTTGCTTGAGTTGTTTAGGTTGGTGGCTAAATAATGATATTTTTTAAACATATCCCATAATCCACGTTTTTCGCATATGCTGATTTCAATGTTTGGTCGCCGATAACGCCCCCGTGTTACTTCAAATCGCATTGTGTTGGTATCAAACACCCAGTCCGGTTCAAGCCATTCTATTATGTCGAAATGACACGCTACTGCTATAAACTGTTTTTCTGTTTTTCTGATAGCTTTAGCGATTGCTGCGCTTCCGATCTGCGCTACATTGCGATCAACAACAGATGTGAATTCGTCAAATACGATTAAATCTTCATCGCTTGCTATTGCTCTTGCAATGTCGACTCTCATTTTTTCGCCCGTGGACAAAACACTGTATGGCTTTAGCCATGAAGGCGGAGAGGAAAATCCTACAGTGTTCAATATTTTGTGTATATCTTTAAGATTCATGTTTTTTGGAAAATCGTCGAGAACGCATTCACTAACATAATCGTGACACATTATGTAATTGTTGGGGAACAATTCTTTGGCTATTGTTGTTTTGCCTGTTCCACTATTTCCACAGATAACGCCAATGCTCCATTTGTCAGGCATGTCTATCTTTCCAATAAATCTTTCTATTGATTCTGTGGTTTCTATGTCGAATTGGCCTTTAGTCGCTGTGCATCTATAAGATTCAGAATGCTTTGTTTTTCTTATAATATCGAAATTTGACATTGATATCCTTCTTTTTGGAGCTTTTCAAATGCGATTTGCAGAGATTCTTCGTTTTCAAAGTTTATAATGATTGAAAATATAGACTCAATTTCTTTGTTTTTTATTTCAACAAGATTTTCTTCATCTTTCTCTGGCATATCCATTCCCATCTCTCCAAGATCAAATTCGCCAAACTCAGCAGACAGCATCTCAAAGTCCCACTCCCCGAACTGCACATTATCTCGCAGAACAAATTCCTTTTGCTGTTCTGGCGTGAGATCAGTGGCGGCGATCGCCCACTCATCCGGGATGTCTTTCATGCCGAGCTTTCTAATAGCTGCGAGCCGCTGATTCCCGCCTAAAACATACATGGTCTCGGGATCGTAAACTATTGGGCGTAACTTCATCATCTCAGGGAATGATTCGATTGAGCGCATAAGTTTTTCAAGCTTATCTTTACTACATTTGCGAGGATTATTGGGATTGAACTTAAGCTTGCTTGTCTTCACTCATCGCCTCCATTATCCAGTTTTTGTGGAACTCATAAGCTTGTTTGTTATTTTCTAAAACGTATTGTTCGATACGCGCATTATCGGAAAGATTGCCAGAGCCTTCGAATACGATATGCTTCCCACATTTGGTTTTGATGAGCGTAACCTTGGCGTGAGACCAGGTTGATTTGACGATTAGGTTTTGGTTGTCTTTGGCGGCATTGATGAGCATGCGAGTCCAGTTTTCGTATTTCTTGTTTTCTCTGAAGAAGCTCGATATAAGAACCGAAATTGGCACTGTTTCCGATAGGCTGATAATTTTAGCTACAGCCGGTTGGTTCATGCGATAAATAGCTATAATGATTTCTTCCGGTTCGTGATTCTGCAGAAGCGCATAGATGGCTGTGAGCGCATTCATGTTTTTTGTGGTGACAATGCGATATTGCGTTCCTTCTGGCAGATCGAAATCCGCGATCTCTTCCAGATAGCGCACTGATTTTGTGATTAGGTTGGCGTATTTGACCATTGCTTTGCGAGACACATTGTGTTTGCGCTCGTCTTTTTCATCGATGTCGATTTCAATCGAGTCGATGTCAATGTCGATGTCAAAATCATGATCAAAATTATAGCTCATGATGACAATATAATCTATTCGCTTTAATTGTCAACCGCGTTGTTATGGATATGGATTAAGACTGTTTTCGTGACGTCACGAAATTGGTTTTCTTGGTGTATATATCATCTTTGCGTTAGCAAAGTGATTAATCTATTCTATTCTTATCTTATCTTATCTTAATCTTATCTTATCTGTTCAACGGGCGTTCAACCGATGTTCAACGGGCGTTAATTTAGAAGATCAAAGACATTTATTTTCACGTAAAACCACAAAAAGCTTGACAGGATTCTGGGCTGTGGTTTTGTGGGTTCAGAATAAACGTGGAGGTTATCATGGAAGATAACAGAAAAATGACAACATCAATGCAGGAATTGATCAGGAAGCTAATTGACAAATCAATCGCATTTGTTTTTTGCCCTGAAAGCAAGGCAATCCAATCGAGTTATGAAATGAAGGAAGGGGAAATATATGGACAGAGTTGTGTTTATATTCCAGAAACTTTCCTTATCTCATGCCCAACTTATACAAGATATGAAAATGGGATGCTGTATGTGGGCTGGATTTTTAATGATGATGGGACGGTGAAGACTTATGATTGATCAAAAGTATCTAAATACAGAACAGGCAGCTAAGTATTTGAGCGTTACCGAATACACTATGCGCAAGTATGCAAACGCTGGATTGATTCCGTATTACCGGCCAGGTGGCAAGGGAATGTTGTTTGACAGAGCAGACCTTGACAATTTTGTTCTCAAAAGCAAGGGGAAATGATGGATACCGCCCCACGCTCATGGTTCAAACATTCATCGGACAGTTTGAGTGAGCCAGATATAAAGCGGGTAAAGCAGAAATTTGGCAAGCTGCAAGGATATGCCATGTATTATATTAGCGTTGAACTAATGATAAAACATGGCGGATACATCAAAGAATGTGACTTGGATCTGTTTTGTGAGGATTATGGTCTTGACGCAAACGAGCTTTCAGGGTTTTTTAAGTTCTGCCTTGATACTGAGGTGTTTACGTTATCTGAAAATGGCTATACTTGTGAATTGGCAGATTTTACTATTAACAAAAGAAACTACATTAAAACCATAGCAAGCGAAGCAGGCAAAAAAAGCGCAGAGGCACGGCAAGCAGATTCAGGTCCAGAGCCGAAAAAGCCAAAGCAGCCAAGTCTGGCACCTGAGATCATAGAGCATTGGAACGCTAACGCAAAGGCTCTTAGGTGCAAGAAGCTCACAAGCGACATTGAGAAAGCTGTTGCCAAACGTTGCAAAGAATACACGATAGACGAGATAAAGCAAGGAATAGAAAACTATCATAGCGTTCTGAATGATCCAGCCTGCTTTTTTAGCTACAAATGGAATTTGGGAGAGTTCCTGAGCCGTGCAAATGGCTTTCCGGTGTTTGCCGGTGATCGGGATGAGATAATTGGCAAATATCGCAAATCAGTGGGCAAGAATGCCAATCCAGAACAGCCAAAGACGCGCAAAGAATTATTGGAGGCCTACAAATGAAATATCCAGATTGGTATCAGAAAAACCAAAAACTCATTGACTATGTGGAAAATGAGATATCTACAGGGAAGTTTGCTATACTGCTCACAGGAAAGCCAGGGTGTGGGAAAACGGCGTTGGCAAACATTATCTTTGACCACGTGTTGGAAACAAATCATGAAAATGGCAGGTTCAGCTATATCGGTGCCACCGCCAATAGGATGTATCAGGATTATCTCAATGCTTTGAATCTCACTGGAAAAGAGCGCACTGAAGCCATTGCTAAAGCTGAAAACTATCTCAATTATGATCTGTCACTACTTGACGATCTCGGTTGCGAAATGGACACGGAAGCGAGCGCTAACTATTTCAGCAGGATGTTTTCAGGTCAATACGAGATGTATCAGGAAGGGAAGCGAAACGCTACGATCATCACCACGAACCTGACCATTGACGGCATAGCTACCGCATACGGTTCACGGGTGATGGATCGGATAGCAGAGCACTATTCGGTAATCACAATGACAAACGATAGCTGGAGAATGAAAAACATGAAACAGGTTAGGTTTTAATGCTTAAGAGAAAAGAGCCAAATGGCAACGTAGTGTCCAATCCTTCATGTGTGTGGTGTAACGGTAGCGGATTTACACATGATCCGGATTATAACACAGTAAGCGAATGTGGATATTATGATCGCATTATGGCGGGAGATGTGCCGCAGCATGCAGTCAGGATGTGCTATTGTCACGAGTGCTATCCTGAGCCACCGGTGCGCAAGGGCGAAATTCGCTATCCGAATCTGCTTGACCACATTGACGCTGTCAAGTCTCGCGGAATTCCCGGCGAGATGGAAGTATTGATTGCCGTTTTGCGCTACGGTTTCGCAATGCGAGATCGCAAGCACCTAGCAGAAAAAATGATAAACACAATAACAAAATAAAGGAGAACACAATGATTAAATTTGAAGAACACGATGACAATCTTTT